ATTTTATCTAAAGACAGACTCTCTTCCGGGCCACAGCCTTCTCGAAGAGAAGGGTGTCTTATAGATATTTATTCAGCGTAAGCGTAGAGTGCGAAGCACGTCGCGCGTCGCTATTTTTTTTTTAGTTATTTGTTATATTTTTTATAACCCATCTGTCTTCAGACAGTTTACTTTGTTGGGGTTCGAAGTTAGCGAAAATAATAAGGTGGTGTGGAATGAGTCGGAGTTTACCTCCCTCATATTTTCCTGAATATACTAATCCATCCTTTATTTTTTCCATTGTTGAATAACAAACGTATTCTTTATGACTTCTTGGAATGTCTATAATAGCTACGGTAGGTTGTTCTTCTTCTGTATCTAAAAACGTTTTATATTGATTAAATACGTCGGATTGTTTTCCGTTTGCTATAATGGCATTATATTTCCAATCTATGTATTGGGCTAGAAATGACTTACCGACATTTCCTGTTTCTTCGTAAAACCAGAAGACTTTTCTTCTATCGGGTTTACTTTCGATAATATCTAAAACTTCTTGTTGCCAATTAAACCATTTTATTTCATTGAATTCTTGTTTCATGAAATCATCGTATTGGGTGACATGTTTAGGAATTTTAGTTTTTTTATCTGTTATGTTGGTAAGACAGTCTTTGTCTTCTTTACTACAATATTTTAGATTTGCATAAGCAGATCCATTGGCTTTGAGCCATCTTGTTTTTGGAAAATGTTCTTTTAATAGATTGAGCTGTATTGCATTTTTATGCTGTACAAATACTTGGAGATGAGGTGTACCAGTTGTTGGTGCTATTTCTTTACCGATGACATACGTCCATCCTTTTTTGGTAAAGAATTCTTCCATTCTTTTGTAGTCATCTTCAGTATAATTGTTGTAAGCAGTCATCCATTTTCGACATCTTACTAGTCCATCAAGGTCACTAACATCCGCACCTGAAGAATTATGATTCCCTTCAGGTGTGTTTTTTGTGTTTTGTGTTTTTTTTGTCATTATACATTAGTTTTAATTTTTTTTTAAAAATTAATTAATTAATTATATTAATTATTAATTAAAATATTTTATATTTTATATATTATGGTTATTTATAAACCTTATAATGGTGAGCTTATTGGCTATGCCAAAAAGACTGCAGGTGTGGGAGCTATTTTGGCTGGGACTTATGCAGGTAAAAAGTTACTTACTTCAGCTTATGATTATTATAACAGTCGAGGTAATCGATCTGTTGGTAAAGCTTCTTCTGGTCCTTCTAAATATAGAGCTAGACGTAGACCTATCAATAAGAAGCGTCAGAGAATTCGTCCTGTCAAACTTGCTAAGGAAGTTGTGAGACTTAATAATAAGGTTAGTGCTTTAGCAAAAGAATCAAAGAATTGTCATTCTGTTCTTGATTATCATTTGAGGGGTTCTGGTCGTATTTTGTCTTCAGTTAATTCTATGAATTTTGCATCTGTTGGCAGTAATGCTGTAGCTAATTATGAATCTGTCCTTGGACAATTAAGATTCTTTAATCCTTCTACGCCAGGAACTCTCACTACGGTAGATGGTTCTACAGGTACATATGCGAGAGAATATTATTTCAAATCAGTTTATGCGCGTATTGATGTAGTTAATAACTATCAAATACCTGTGAAGATGAGATTATATTGTCTTACTCCTAGAACTGATACATCTACTGATCCTGCAACTTCATTTACTAATGGACTTAGTGATGCTGGTAATCCTTCCAGTACTAGTCCTGCTATGTTCCCAAGTGATTCTAAAGAATTTTCAGATACTTGGAACATTGTTAAAAGTTCTGCTAAAGTTTTGCAGCCTGGATCTTCGATCACTATGACGTGGACTGCTCAAGATGTTTATTATGAGCCACAAATTTATGATTCAATAAATTCATCTTATCAGAAAAGATTTAAGTGTCAAGTGTTTGCAATTAGACTTGAGGGACCTCTCGGTCATGATACTTCAGCTAATCAACAGTCTTTGTTACAAGCTGGTTTAGATTATGTTTTGCATTATAAGTGGGTATGCCATTATGATAATGGCGGTACTCCAATTAAGTTTATTTATATTTCTGATTCTTGTCCTACTTCATTTACTAATGGAGGGGTAATGTCTGAAAGACCAATTGCCGATAATATCGGATATAGTGTTGCCTAAGGCATATTTTATCTAAAGACAGACTCTCTTCCGGGCCACAGCCTTCTCGAAGAGAAGGGTGTCTTATAGATATTTATTCAGCGTAAGCGTAGAGTGCGAAGCACGTCGCGCGTCGCTATTTTTTTTTT